GGCGTCGGCTGGCCAATGATCTGGGTCTTAACGGGACCGCTGGCGGGCATCAATTCGGCGCTGGCCGTCGCGTGCCAACGGATTACCGCCTCTAATAGGATGGGGTCAAATACACCAGCCGCGCCGCTGAACGGGATAGACCGATCTTCAATCTTCAGGCCGAGATACGTCAGGCCCTGCGACAGCATACTCTCCCAGTCAACGCGGGATTGGCGGTCTTCATCGACGTAATCAAGAATATCATTGGCTAGGGTTTGAAGGTCACTTTCCTCCATATACTCAGCCAGATTGTCGTCATGCTCAATCGGCTCTTCTTCTTCGTCTTCAGGTGCGAAGTCGATAGTCTCGCCGCCGTCCTCCTCGGGAGTAATCGACGCGCCATCGGCAAACGTAAGATCGTCTTCAGGAACAGTCACATCTTCGCCACCGGCCTCTCCGCCGGTAATATCATTTAAACCAAGCACAGAAGCAGTCGCTCGATCTATGGCCATGCAGACTTGCCTAAAAATACAAAGAGGAGAGACACTCTAACCGTAAAGTGCCCCATTTGCACGTTCCGTTACTCGGAACGGAACTTCTTCCATAGCATCAAGACTATTCTTAATCCAGCCACTGGTCTTCATCCGAATAATAGCTTGGCTGGTCGCATCGGCGTCATCTCGGGAATCCGAAGCCGGAAACGACATTAGAGAGTTTACATACTCCTCGGCCCACCGTCTCGAAAGTGTGTAATTTGGTGGCTGACCGGGGACGTAGAACCGCCCATTCTCAAAGATATCGGTTGTCAGCAAAAGACGGGCGTTCTTGTCGCCGTACTTGTTTGGGTTAAACCGTGTCGCAGAGATACCGGCGCGGTTTAGGTCGGCAATCAAAGGCTCACCCGTTGCCTTGGCTTCAATCAGGATCATGTCCGGCGGTTTGCGTTTATTGCCCATCATCGGCACTTCCCGGTTGTCGTCCAAATAATGGGTTGCCAGCCGTTGGGCCATCTTACGCAGGTCTGGGTAATCCACCCGCCCGCGCCAGCGCGATAGCAGGATAATCGACGGCAAATCTGTTTTGTCTTCTTTGAATATCCCAAACGTCAGGCAAACCGAGAAGGCGCTTTTGTTCTTGGACGTAATGGCCGTATCCCAGCTTTGAATAATAAATTCGCACTTGGGCGGTTCGCGTTGGTTCCAAATCTTGATCCAGTCACGCTTAATGACGTTACCAGACTCAAGAACAGGGCTTTGCTGGTACAGACTTTCCCATTGCCGCGCCGTCATCGACGGCTGTGCCCGTCTACGGGCCAGGGCAGTCGCGCTTTCCCACTCCGGCCACAGGGCTTCCCCAGGCTTACGGCCTAGTGGGTCATTCTCCTTGGCCAGTGCGGGCAGGATAACCTTGTCCCACTTGTCGCCGCCCTTCTGCTTCTCAGCAGCCATAACCCGGCCAATGATGTCGTCTAGGTGCCAGCGCGTTCCGATAATCACCATCACGCCGCTAGGCTTCAACCGAGTTGATAAGTCAGAACCCCACCAATCCCACATATTGTTTCTGACAAGCTGAGACTCAGCATCATCGACGCCTTTCAAAAGATCGTCGCAGATCACCATGTCGGCCCTTCGCCCCGTCACCGTGCCGCCCACGCCCGTCGCGTAGTAAGAGCCGCCTTGCTTCAAGTCCCACCGGCCAGCAGAACGGCTGTCGTCTGACACATCAATCTCTGGGAACAGCATCTTGTACTCGTCCGACAACATGACGTTGCGGACCTTGCGGCCCCACTGTTCCGCGAACGATTCAGTATGGCTGACCGTGATGATGTTGTGCGTCGGGTTCTTCGATAAATAGAACGCCGGGAAATAAAGCGAAGACACCGTGCTTTTACCGTGGCCGGGTGGAAAGCACACCAACAAGCGGTCGCCTTTGCGGGTCATCTTGTCTTGCAGCTTATTGCATAGAAACTCCATATGACGCGGCGGTGGCTTGCCGTGCATGTACGTCATGAAGTCTGAGAAGTTTTCCCGAGCCTGACGGCGGCGTATTACTTCCGCAGCCGCTTGGTCAAGCGTTGGTTCTTGCAGGGACAATTAATTTTACTATCTATAGCCAGACGTTTTTTTAGCAATCTTTGAAGGCTGCGCTACAAACTGCTTACCTTCAGCCTTACCCTTCCGTTTGGCCCGTGTCGTTGCGGCGTACTCTTGCGGAGACAACGCCTTAATCGCTGCCTTCGGCAAATAACGCTCACCCGTGTCCGACGACCGTTTGCCAGACTTGGTAGACCAATCTTGCTTAGTCCAATTCTTGAGAGACAGTTGTGGTTTTTTCATAGCTAGTCTTTATAGCCCCCGCCTTTTGCCTTGTAAGACTTAGCAAGAAGCTGTGCCTTGCGGGCGCTCCATTGCCCAGCCCCTGTGCCCTGAACGGCACGCGCTTTGATGCTGTTGAATAACTGCTTACGCACACCGGGCTTAGTGTAATTGCCCGCAGCGTTTACTTTTGATTTTGCTGCCATAATAATTTTCCTAACCGTTGGTTCTTGAGGGACCGCTAATCTTGCTCAACCCAGTCGGGGTTACGTCAATCATATTCAGGTCTTCTTGCTTTGACTTCAAAGCAATCAGTCTCATCAACTGGTCATCAGTCATACGGGTCACATCCATCTTATGCGTGACTTGAACATTCTCGGTCAACACGCCCATCAATTGCGCTTGCAGCTTCTTAGCCGCTATGGCGGGCGTGTAGTCTTTATCAAACATTGCCGACTGATGGATCGTATCCAGATCAGAGATAATGCTTTCCCGCGTAATATCTACAGATGCTGGCTTCCTGCCCTTAGATTCCTTAGCGACCTTAATGGCTTCCTGAATGTCGCAACGATCCAGAAGGTACTCTGCTACCGTGCGGTCATCGTAGCCATTAATGATAAAGCCAGCACGTTTACACGCATCCAAGCCGTCGCCGGTCTGCAAGTAGACCTTCACAAACATCGCATCTCGTTCAACGTCGGGCGGAATATTTAGCATCTCGTTTTCCTAAAAAGGTGCGACCGAGAAGGAGATTAGCGAGATCATGGCAACTTCTCGGTCGCTTCGGTGCGGGGTGACACCGAATTATGTTGTTCCAGAACAAACGTAATTGTTGTGTTTCCAAGAGACAATCATTGCAATACGGCGTGCATGAGCTTTGCAGACGTTCCATTCTGCAACCGTGTCGTGATCTTCATCAGCGCCAAATAAATAATCATAATTTGGATAAAACTCGATGCAGCAGACAACACTGCCCAACGTGTCGTAACCGACAAGAAGGCCGTCTGGGATCGCGTCGTTAATATGAATTTTTGGGATTGAAAACATTTTTAACTTTTTCTTTTTCGACAGCTAAAAAACGTCTAATCGCAAGTTCAACAATTTCCTTTTTGTGAACGCAAGCATTATCACAAAATTTATCTAATTCGTCAATTAAGTCCACGGGAACCCTGGCGTTTAACTGGTTGAGCCTACAAGCCATCGCGCCAATCTTTAATCACGGCGGCAATCACCTTTGCCGCCCCACCACAATAGATCGGTGTCCACGGGTCATCATGCGTGATGGCCTGACCAATGCAGTCCATTGACGAATAGACAGACGAAGCCATCGGCCTGCCCTTCTGGCGGTCGCCAAGGTTAATCGACGGCACGCCCACCCACGGCGCTTCGATCACGCCCGCCGACGAGTTGCCGACAACCAATGCAACGTGCTGCATCTTCTCAATGTACTCACGGTGGTTCATGGTAGTAACGATTCGAGCAAACGAGCGAGGACCACAAAAATCCTCGATCAACTCTTTAATCTCATCCGAGCCAGGGTCGTTATTCACACCACAGAAAGTAATATCGCACCCGCTTCTGTAGTGCTGAGCTAACGCCTGTAGCATTTGTCTGCATTGGGCCACGCCGTAGTCAGACAGGCGCGTCTCGGGGTGGTATGTGACCAGTACCTCATTCCTATCGCGCTTTGCGTTGTTGCCCTCAATACCGTCCAGGCCGGGGGCACCGCTGACAGTGACGGCGTTTGCGTCAATGCCCATGGTTGCCAGCTTTACGGCAAAGTCATCTGTAGCCACAAAGTGAAGCGTTGCCATATGACTGATGCTATGACGGAGGGCGTCGTCAAACGCGCCAGCGGTCGTTTCCCCGCCGTGGATATGGGCCACGGGTATAGCCGAGAACATAGCCGCCATCGCAGCAGCAAGCGTTTCATATCTGTCCCCCAGTAGAACAACTAGTTTTGTATCTTGGGCCTTGAACATAACCGTGAAGAAAGTAATGGCCTGGGCAACAGCAACGGCTGGCGACATGCCATCAGAGTTGAACCTCGTCACCGAGCATCCAGGCAGGGCTTTGATAACGGACTCCAGCGGGCCTGCCTCGGCGCGTGAATTGCTGACAACGGTTACACCGTTAAAGGGCACTATAGCCTCCGTCTACCATCAGTACTTGGCCGGTAATGTACCGGGCCGCATTACTGCATAGGAACAGCACCGGGCCTACGATGTCGTCCTCGGTTGCCATCCTACGTAACGGTACTCTGGCTTCGTATCGCTCCCTAAATTTATCCGAATGGTCCCTGAAAATTCCTCCAGGGCAAACCGCGTTACTGCGGACAGGCGCGAGATTGGTCGCCTGCCAGCGCGTGAGCGCGATGAGCGCGCCTTTGCTGGCGGCGTACCACGCGGGCGTTGGCTCTACTTCGGTGCCTTCGTAGATTTTTGGGTCACTTCCTAATACTCCGTAGATAGAAGATATGTTGCAAATGCAGGATGTGGCTAGCGCAGAGATTTCATAATGCGCTTCCCAATTTTTTAATTTGGCGTTGCAAATTATAATATCGTGTTTTCCGAAATCCCTCATAAGCCAATCATCAGGATCATCTAAATCACATATTTCTTCTGCGTTTTCCAAATCAATTCCAGTGACAAAATCACCGTTTGCTTCAAACGCCTCGCGCAACGCGATCCCTAGATGTCCAGCACTTCCAGTAATTAATACACTACGCCCCATTGGAAACCCTCCAGATGCCGTCCATGCCGGACGGCGTTACGACTTCCGTTTCGTAGAACAACTCTTCAGTCAGCCTCTCGCCGGGGCGTAGCCCGGTGACTTCAATCTTAATCTCATCATCAGGCATCTTGCCCGACAGACGGATTATGTCCCGCGCCAAGTCCATGATCTTCACCGGCTGGCCCATGTCCAGAATGTACGTTGCCGGTTCACCCGTCGCCGCCTGAAGCACCAACTCAACCGCCTCATCAATCGACATGAAGTACCGCTCCATGTCTTTGTGCGTCACCGTAAGCGGCCCGCCTTTAATAAGCTGACGCTCGAACAACGGAACAACCGAGCCGGAAGAACCCAGGACGTTTCCAAAGCGGACAACTGTCCGTCCCGCTTCGCGGCAAATCACTTCCGCCCTGCGCTTGGTCTTGCCCATGAAGCTGGTGGGATTAACGGCCTTGTCCGTCGATATGAGAACGAACTTGCTGACGCGGCGTTCTTGGCAAGCCTCGATCAAATTCTTCGTGCCGGTGATGTTGGTCTTAATGGCCTCGCCATGATTAGCCTCAACCAATGGAACGTGCTTCATCGCGGCAGCGTGGAACACAACCTGATCCACCTTGCTGCTCATGAATATATTTACAGCCTCGCTATCCCGAATGTCGGCGTAGATCGCCGTGGCGGTGGGAATCTGCTCAGAGATTGAATACAAATTGTATTCACAGTTATCGACCAGCACCAACTCCAACGGCATGTATTGATTGAGCTGCCGCGCCAGTTCAGAGCCGATTGAGCCACCAGCGCCAGTGATGACCACGCGCTTGCCGTCCAGCATCTCGCTTACAGCGGTGCGGTCCCTGACAATGGAACGGCGCTGAAGCAAATCATTTGGATTAATCGGACGGTTCATATCTGGCGTATCTCCGCCACCATCTGCTTAAACTCATCCGGCTCAAGGCTGCAAATCTGGTCGGGGCCAGCCAACTTACGGTCCAGGGTAAAGTGCTTCTCAATCACTTCCGCGCCCATAGCCGCAGCCAGGACCGACGCGGCAATGCCCTGCGTGTGGTCGGAGAAGCCTACGGTTTGGAAGAAGTCTTTAAGGTTTACAAGTTTGCGGAGATCAATTTTATGAAGCGGCGTTGGGTATTGCGAAACGCAATACAACACCGTGTCCAAATAACCGGTGGCGTTTCTAAACTCACGCTCTTCAGCCATACCGTTGCTGACGATAAGCGGAAGCCCGGTGGCTCTTGCGTACCTAACAAACGCCCTCTCTTTGACCTTGCCGGAGGAAATCTTCAACCACTTCACGCCAAGCTCAACGAGGAAGTCCACCCACTCATTGCTGAATGGCGTGGACATAAATTCAATGCCGAGCTTGTCGGCCTTCACCTTCAGCTTCCAGTGATCGTCCTTGGAAAGCTGCACGTTTCTTAGAAACGCCGTCAGCTTCTCGTCGTAGCCCAAGTTGTCAGCCGTGAAAGACTGAAACTTAACAATGTCCGCGCCAGCGTCCGCAGCCGCTTCAACCATCTTCAAGGCGCGGTCTAACGAGCCGCAGTGGTTGATCCCGGCTTCTGCGATGATGACTACCAATGCACGTACTCCCGGTCATAAGCGTACTCGGCCATCTCAAGGTCGTGCGTCGAGTCAATCTCAATGCTGTGCCAGCGGTCCATCAGCAGCCCATAGTTCCGCGCACCGCCGTAGATGCTGCCGGTCTTCTTGAACATGGCGGTGTCGAACACATACAACGCGCCGTTCATTGTCCATTCTTGCCGCAGGTCTTGGCGGCGCAAGTTACGGCCAACGCGGTCCATCTTCACAACAATGGGCGTTACGAAATCATCGTCGGGCTGTTCCGCAACAAACGTCGTGTGCGGCTCAGTGTGCTTCATGCCGACAATCAAATGCGCGTTCTTGGATTGCTTCATGGTCAGCGCCGTCACCAGATGGTCCGGCGTTGTAAACGGCGCGCTCGGCTCCAGCAGCACAACCGTATCATGCTGCGTATCAAGCGAAGCCAGAGCGTGCTTAATCACATCTGAGCTTGAGGCCGTATCGGTCGCCAGTTCCGCAGGGCGTGTAAACGGCACATCAACTTGATTGATTCTGGCTTCCATCTTAATGATTGGGCAATCGGTGGAAATCACCAGCCGGTCTTCGTCGGAGATAACTTGCTTGGCGGCGTGGGCCTTCCAGGCAATCAGCGAGTGCCCGCCGATCTTCTTCAGGTTCTTGCCCGGCACGCCCTTAGAGCCGCCACGGGCCGTGATGAGATACAGGACGCTCATTTTTTGATCTTCTCGCGGTCCAGTTTCTCAACGCACGCTTCATTAATGAACCGGCTGCGTTCGTAAGGCGTTGCAACATCATCAATACGCTTGAGCAAATCACGCGTGATCGTAATGTTAATCCGCAGCTTCTTTACGTGCTTAGGCATGTTTCACCTTGAATATGTCGTGGATCACAGACCGCTTGGTTGGCTTCCAACCGCAAACAGAGCGCGTCTTGTGATCCGATTTCTTCTGCCGTTCTAAGAATGGGAACACCACAGAGTTGTCAGGTATCTCCATATTCTGCACCACCGTGTTGGCGGTGATGAATACGTTGTTGCCAATCCGCGTATTGCCCAGCACCTTCGCGCCGGGGAACAGAACAACGCCCTTGCCGAGTACGGGCTGGTTGCCGTCGATGTCAGAGCCAACACCCACGTTCTGATAGACGCACAGATAGTCCCCATACGTGGCGCGGCCCAGAACCGTGCCGATGGGGTGCACCAGCATCACGTTTTTGGGCAGCACGACTTCGTAATAAAGCTCACAGCCATGTTCAGCGCGGATACGCTGGTAGAAGCGTTCAGCCATCTTCAGATCGTGGTCCTTCCACATATTGTGGGCGGAACGATAAAGCTGAAGGCATTGGTCGTCTAACCGCATACGGCCTCTACTGAGTCTAAAATTGCCGAGACATCATCATCCGTAAGTGTCGGGTACACCGGCAGAGACAACGTGCGCTGACCAAGATCGTCAGCCACGGGACAAGCATGGGCGTGGCCTGCAAAAGCCGCCTCGCGGCCAATGTTGGGGCAACCGCCCAGCCGCGCAGCCACACCCATGTTCTGCAACTCAATCATCTTGCGGTCGCGGTCTTCAACGTAAGCCATATACATATACCGACCGTGCATCATGCCCGTGGGCGTCCGGATACCGCCAAGAATATCGTCATACGCACGAGCGATCTGATTGCGCCGATTGACCCAGCTATCCAGCTTGGTCAGTTGAATCCGGCCAATGGCAGACTGCATCTCGGTCATACGTAAATTGGTGCCGAAGTTTTCAACCGTCCATTGAAACTGGGTCATGTCCTTAGAGCCGACCATCTGATAACGGCCATGATCGCGGCGTGCGCCCATACGGCGATGCGTATCGTCGTCGTTGGTAATCACCATCCCACCCTCACCACCGAGCGACATGGTTTTGCCGACGCAGAACGAGAAACACCCCGCATCACCAAACGTGCCAACGTGCTGCCCGTTAATCCGCGTCCCATGTGCATGGGCGCAGTCTTCAATCACGTAGATTGTGTTTTTACCTGCCCAGTCTCTAATCGCCTCCATATCGCACGGCAGACCGGCGTAATGAACAACGATCACCGCTTCAGTGTTGTAGGTACGCCGCGCTTCCAATGTCTCGACAGTCACGTTGAGCGTAGCGTCAATGTCGGCCAACACCGGCTTGCAGCCAGCCGTAATGACCGCACTGGCCGTCGCCATGAACGTGCGGCAGGGCACAATCACTTCCGCGCCGGGGGATAGCTCAAGCCCGTGCAGAGCAAGCTCAAGGGCCGTCGTGCCGTTGGTTACGGCCAGGGCGTGCTTCGCTCCGGTGTATTGGGCGAACTCAGATTCAAACGCTTGCCCGTTTGGACCCGACCAATAGTTCGTCTTACCAGAGCGAAGCACATCAGCCACTGCGCTGATTTCGTCTTCCGAATGATACGGCCATAAAGTCATTTCACTTCCCTCACATACAATGCGCCGCAGAACGGACACCCCCGGCCCGCAGA